GGCTTTTTCAGCGAGACCCGCCGCACCAGCCGCATCGAATGCGACCTGGTGGTGGACGCCGCTTTCAGCGCCGACGCCCTGCGCCGGGCCGACGATGTCACCGCCACCTTCGAAACCGATACCGGCCAGGTGTGGGTGGTCAACCATGCCTGGGTCGTCGAGCCGCCCGTGATCACCGGTGGCACCAACGGCGGCGCGCGCCTGATCCTCGAAGGACCGCCGGCACAGGAGATGAAATAAATGGAGCCCATCGTCATCACGCTGAAACATCCCATCGAGATCGGGGATGAAAAGGTAGAAAAGCTGACAATTAAGCGGCGCGCCACGGCCAAAGACCTGCGCTGCATGGACCAGGAAAAAGGTGAGATAGCCAAATCGGCTGCACTGCTGGCCCGCCTGGCCGAAGTGCCGGTCAGTTGGGTTGATCAGATGGACGCCGCCGACTTTACGGTGGCTGCGGAGGTGGTCGGCTCTTTTTTGTCCTGAGCCCATACCGCGAGGTGATGGCCGACCTGGCCTATGTGTTTCACTTTCAGCCAAGCGAGCTGTGGGGGATGGAGCTGGAAGAGCTTTTAATGTGGCATGAACAGGCGTTGAGAATCCATGAACAGCTTAAAAACTAACATCATCATCGAGCTGGTCAACCGAATATCGGACCCGCTGCGGCGCATCACGCGATCCTTCGAAGGGCTGCGGCGCGCGGCCGCGCCGGCGATGGGCGATGTCAATAAAAAGTCGAAAGCGCTGGCCGAAAGCGTAGGCTCCCTGGCCGGAAAGCTGACGATTTTGGGCGCGGCCGGTGTGTGGGGATTCAAGCGCCAATTCATTGATACGGCTTCCGAGTTCGAGCAGTTCACAGCGATACTCGAAACCGTGGAGGGCAGCAGCGACAAGGCCGCTAAATCGATGGCGTGGGTGAGCGATTTTGCCGCCAAGACGCCATACGAACTGGGCGAAGTGACGGATGCCTTTGTGAAGCTGCGGGCCTACGGCATGGAGCCGATGAACGGTCTACTCAAGGCTGTCGGAGATACCGCCTCAGCAATGGGAAAGCCTTTGATGCAGGGCGTGGAGGCCATCGCCGATGCCGTCACCGGAGAATACGAGCGGCTCAAAGAGTTCGGCATCAAGGCGGAAACCAAAGGCAACCGGGTGCGTTTCAGCTACACGGATGCCGCCGGCAAGCAGCAGTACAAGACCGTCAACAAGAACAATCGCGCCATGATCCAGGGAACGCTGGAGGCCATTTGGAATGCGCGCTATGCCGGCGCAATGGAAAAGCAAAGCCGCACCTGGCGCGGCATGATCAGCAACCTTTCCGACCAGTGGACGCGCTTTAAAGTCAAGGTGATGCAGGCCGGCTTGTTTGACTGGATGAAGGGTAAGCTCACCGACCTGCTGGCGCTCGTTGACCGGATGGCCGCCGACGGCAGCCTGCAACGCTATGCAGAGATGTGGAGCAAGAAAATATTGTCGGGCATGAAGGAAGCCTGGCGCATGGGCGTTTACCTATGGGACGGGTTTAAAAAGGGCAAGGGCGCCCTGGATAAGCTGGCAGAAGCGTTGGGCGGCTATGACAATCTTTTGAAGGCTGTAGCCGCCACCATCGCGGTGAAGTTTTTGGTGCAGATTGGTTCGCTGGCCGTATCGCTGGTCAGTTTGGCGTCTACCGCCATACCGGCTGTCATCAGCGCCGTTAATAGCCTCACGGTGTCGGTTTCGGCCTTATGGGTTGCACTGGCGCCCGTGCTGGCCGGTCTGGCCATCGTAGCCGCGGCCAAGGTCGGTAGCGAGGCGGTGGGCAAGGCGATTTCCGAGCATCAAGTGGCCGGCATGAGCACGGATACCTTGAAGGCCATGCAGGCGCGCAACGATGTCATGGGCGGCGGGCCGCAAACCTACCAGAGCCGCATCATCAGAACCGAATTGGCGGCCCGCGAAGCAGAGCAGGAATTAAAAGCAAAGCTTGAAATCACAGTGAAAGACGACCGCTTAAAGATTACGCACCTGAGCAGCGACAAGCGATTCGATGTGGAAGCAGATACCGGCCGCCTGATGGTGGCACATTGAGGCTGATGTAGATGTCGATTTTCGAAGACTATCAAATAGGCTCTTTCCGCGGCATCGAGTTCCTCTGGTCCGAGGCCGACGGCGACCTGGGGCGGCGCGTCACGGTGCACGAATACCCGGGCCGCGATCTGCCCTATGTCGAGGATCTGGGCCGCCGGGCGCGCAGTTGGTCGATGGAGTTGATCGTGGCCGGACCAGCCTACCGGGCCGCCCGCGACCGCCTGGCCGAGGCCCTGGAGGCCCCGGGCCCCGGGGTTTTGATCCATCCCACCCACGGCGAGCTGAAAGTATCGGTTTATGAAGCGCGCGGACCGCGCGAAAGCACCCGCGAAGGCGGTATGGCGCGCTTTGCCGTGATCTTCATTCTTTCCGGGGAAAACCGCTACCCGGCGGCCGCCGCCGACGGCCGGCGCATCGTCTCGGACCGCTGCGAGGCGGCCGAAGCTGCGATGGGCGCCTGGGTCTCGGCGCGCCTGGCTCTGGCCGGGCCGAGCTTTATTTCCGCCGACGCAGTGGCCCAGGTGGAAAAGATGGCCGCCACGCTGCACAAGGCTGTGGTGGGGCTGCCCGAACTGGCCGGATCCACCGCCATCATGCAGGATATTCAGAGCCTTTCCACCAGCGCGGCTTCGCTGATCCGCGAGCCGATCGATTTGAGCGATTCGCTCAACACCATCCTCGGAGACATCGTGACCGCCGCCGAGCGGCCCCTGCTGGCCTTTGCGGCCCTGCGTACCTTCTGGGGCTTTATCGGTGCCGGCGATGCCATTCCGGGAACCACGGCCAGCCGCCTGGCGCAGTCCGAAAACCGCGCGGCGCTGTCCGACCTTTTCGTGGCCGCGGCCACCACGGCGGCGGCCCGGGCCGCGAGCGCCGCCGAGTACGACAGCCAGAACGCGGCCGACGCCGCCAGCGCCGCGATGCGCGGCCAGATCGATGTCGTGGCCCTGTCGGCCTCCGACGATCTTTATAACAGCCTGTCCGATCTTTCGGCCGCCATCGTCGCCGATCTTGGCACCCGCCCGGGCCTGCCCAGCCTGGTGGCCTTGACGCTGACGGTGGATCTGCCGGCCCTGGTGATCGCACAGCGGTTGTACGGCGATGCCGCCCGGGCCGAGGATATCGTGGCCCGCAACCAGGTGGCTCATCCGGGATTTGTGCCCGGCGGCCGCACGCTGGAGGTGCTCAATGCCTGATGAGGTGGTGCTCTCCATCGCTGGCAAAAAGTACGCGGGCTGGACCGAGGCGCGCATCCAGCGCGGCATCGAGCAGGTCAGCGGGCAGTTTTCGTTGACGGTGAGCGACCGCTGGCCCGGACAAGAGACGGCCTGGCCGATCCGCCCGGGCGATGCCTGCACGCTTTCCGTGGACGGCGCGGTGGTGATCACCGGGCATGTGGACGATGTCTTTCCCCAGTTCGACGCCAACGGCCACGCCATCCAGGTCTACGGACGCGACGCGGTGGGCGATCTGATCGATTGCAGCGCGGCCTTGCGGCCCGGGCGCTGGGAAAACCGCACGCTGACTCAGATCGCGGCCGATATCTGCCGGCCCTTCGGCATCGCCGTGGCAGCCACGGCCGATGTGGGCCCGGTCTTTAGCGTTTTTGCGGTGCAGCCGGGCGAAAGCGCTTTTGAAGCCATCGAGCGCGCCTGCCGGTTCCGCGGCGTGCTGCCGGTCTCCGACGGGCGCGGCGGCCTTTTGCTCACCGGCCCCAGCGCCGAACGCCTTGCGGTGGCCCTGGTGCAGGGCGAAAACATCCTTGCGGCCAGCGCCGCGCTATCCTCCCGCGATCGCTTTTCGGCCTACACGGCCCTGGGACAATCGGCGGGCAGCGACAGCTCCACGCCTGATCAAAACGCCAGCCCGGCGGGCCGCGCGACCGATCCGGGCGTGACGCGCCACCGGCCGCTGATCGTGATCGCCGAAGAGTCCGCCGACGCGGCCGGGCTCACCCGCCGGGCCGTATGGGAAGCCGCCGTGCGGCGCGGGCGCTCCAGTCGCGCAGTCGTCACCGTGCAAGGCTGGAGCCACCCGGGCGGCGTGTGGGCGCCCAACCGGCGCGTGCTGGTGCGCGCGCCCTGGCTACAGCTCGATGCCGAGCTGCTGATCGTCTCGGTGCACCTGCTGCGCGATGCGTCGGGCACGCGGACCGAAATCGAAGTGTGCCCGCCGGAGGGCTTGACGCCCTTGCAGATCAGCGAAGCTGCGGAGGATAGCCTGTGGTGAATTCTCCAAAAGTACTATCCCAGATATCGCGCCGCCTGCGCTCGCTGGCCGCCCGGGCCGTGATCCGCCTGGTGCGCGACGGCCTGAAAGAGCAGGGCGTGCAGTTGCAGTTGCTCGATGCCGAGCTGGGCGATGCCGAGCGCTACCAGCACTACGGTTTCACTTCCCATCCGCATCCAGGCGCCGAGGCCATCGTGCTCTCCCTGGGCGGCAGCCGCGATCATCTGGTGACGATTGCCGACGGCGACCGGCGCTACCGCTTTATGAATACCGCGCCCGGAGAAGTGGCGCTCTATACCGACGAGGGTGACAATATCCATATGCAGCGCGGGCGGATCGTGGAAGTCAACACCCAGACCATGCGCATCAACGCCGACACGCTGGTGGAGATCAACACGGCCACCATGCAGGTCAACGCCGACACGCTGTGCGAGATCAATACGGCCACCAACCAGATCAATGCGGAAACGGCGTGCAACATCGATGCGCCGCTGACGGCGGCCACCGGCGCGGTGCAGGCGGGCTTGGATATCACCGACCGCACGGTCCTGGCCGGCGGCGGCACGATCAACGGCCTGCGCAGCACATACAACGGCCATCACCACAACGAAACCGGCACGGTCACGGCCGTGCCCAACCAGCAGATGTGAGCCCATGCAGGATTTGGCGATTGCATATGCGGACGGACGCTTCGACCTGGACTTTGGCGACGGCGGAACGGCCATCGACGAGGGTCTGCGCACGGCGGTGATCATCAGCCTGTTTTCGGACCGGCGCGCCGAGGCCGACGATGCCTTGCCCGACGGCGGCGACGACCGGCGCGGCTGGTGGGGCGACATCTACCCCCAGGCGGAGGCCGACCGCATCGGTTCGCGCCTGTGGCTGCTTTCCCGCGAAAAACAGTTGCCGGCGGTGCTCAAACGCGCCGAGACCTACGCCCGCGAGGCCTTGCAGTGGCTGGTGGATGACGGCGAAGTGACCGATTTGACGGTGGTGGGCTCGATCCCTAATGGCGGCGTGCTGGGCTTGACGATCCGCTTCCGTACCGTCGAGCGCGGAGAAACGGTGGCCTACCGCGTCGTCGCGCCTACGGCCGTCAGCGCCGGCGCGATTCTGGACGAAGCCGGCGGCGCGATCCTGGATGAATCCGGCGCCGAAATTTTGGAGTAATTATGCCTTTTGACCGACCCGATTTGCAGACGCTGATATCGCGCACGGTGGCCGATATCAACAGCCGTTTCGACGGCACCTATAATGCCCTGCGCCGCCGCGTGACCACGGTGTTCGCCCGCGTGCTGGCCGGCCTGGCCCACGGCCTATATGGATTTGTGGACTGGGCCAGTCGCCAGATCCTGCCCGACACCCAGGACGAAACCATGCTGCTGCGCTACGGCGCCATGCTGGGCGTGGTGCGCAAGCAGGAGGCGTATGCCGCCGGCAACCTGACGGCCGCTGGCGTGGACGGCTCCGTCATTACGGTCGGCACCTTGTGGCAGCGCGCCGATGGAGCCGAATTCACCACGCTCGCCGAGGCGACCATCGCCGCCGGCAGCGCAACGGTGAGCGTGCGCGCCGTGCTGGCCGGAACCGATGCCAACACCGCCGCGGCCGCGGCCGTTTCGCTGGTCTCACCGGTCTCGGGCGTCACTGCCGCGGCCGTGGTGGCCGCCGGCGGCATCACTGGCGGTCTGGATGCGGAGGATATCGAGGACTACCGCCAGCGCGTGCTGGCCCGCACCGCCACCTATTTTACCGGATCCAATGCGGCCATCTACACCCAATGGGCCAAGGAGGTCGCCGGCATTACCCGCGCCTGGACCTACGAGGCCACGCCGGCCGCAGGTTCGGTGACGGTGCTGTGCGTCTGTGACGACCAGGAAAGCAGCATCATTCCGGATGCCGCCAAGATCACCGAAGTGGAAGAGTATCTTGAAGAGCATACCGACCCGGTATCCGGGCAACTGGTGGGCCGGGCGGTCAACGTGACGCTGGTGGTGGCCGGACCGGCCGTCGAAGCGATCGACTTTACCATCCTGCCCGCTCCCAACACGGCCGCCGTGCGGGCCGCCATCACGGCCGAACTGACCGACCTGCTGCGCCGCGAGGCGGTACCGGGAGGCACGATCCTGCTCAGCCATATCCGCGAGGCCATCAGCCTGGCGGCCGGTGAAACCGACTACGTGTTGACGGCGCCGGCGGCCGACGTGACCAACGTGGGCGGCACTATCGCCATCATGGGGACAATTACATGGGCCTGATCGAACGCTACACCAGCCAGTTAAAATCATTGCTGCCGCAGGGCGCCGCCTGGCCGCGCGATGCCGGCACCAATCTGCACAAGTTTCTGGAGGGCCTGGCCGCAGAAGCCGCGCGCATCCACGACCGCGTGGACGATCTGCTGGCCGAGATGGACCCCACGCGCGCCACCGAGCTGCTCGCCGAATGGGAAACCGTGTGGGGTTTGCCGGACACTTGCACCGGCCAGCTTGCCACCCTGGGTGAGCGCCGCGCGGCCCTGCTGGCGCGCATCGCCGCCATCGGCGACCAGCGGCCGGCTTACTTCATCGGCCTGGCGGCCCGCGTCGGGTACACCGTGACGATCACCGAAAACGTGGGCGCTGACCCCACCGTCTGGCGTGTCAATGCCCCCGAGGTATCGGTGCGCTGGTTCCGCGCCGGTCAGAGCCGCGCCGGCGATCGCATCCGCACCTGGGGCAACGAGCTGCTGGAATGTACAATCCAGGCCGTAAACCCTGCCCACTTAACCGTCCTTTTTGGATATGGAGCGTAGCATATGCACAAGATAGATGCCCCCGACGCCACCGGCGCCAACGAGTTTAGAGACGGCGACGCCGCCCTGGGCTTGCTGGCCACGGTGGTGTGGAGTAAATGGCTCAACACCGTGCAGCGTGAGCTGGTGGCGGTTGTCGAGTCGGAAGGCATAGCCCTGGACGATGCCGATGATGTCCAGATGCTGGAGGCTATTGCGGCCAAAGTAGCGGCCGTCATACCAGTCGGCACGATTATGCTGTTTGGGCAGAACGCCGCACCCACAGGATGGACGCGCATTTTGAACTGGGCGGCCGATAACGCCATGATCTGCTACGCCGCCAGCGGCGATGCCGGCAGCGGCGGTGCGGCCAATCCCCAGTCGGCCCACACCCATGCGGGGGCAGCGCATCGGCACAACGTCTATGATTACTACGGTGGGACTCAGCATGCGGAATATTACAACTCTTCCGGGGTGGCCACAGAGTTGCCTGTGCTGGGCGGCACCACCAACAGACACCTGGTCACCAGTGTTGATGCGGCTGCCAATGCCGTGCCGACGATGTACACGAGCAGTTATACCGGAACGACCGGCGCCAATAGCGCCCCTTATTATAGGGAGGTCATCGCATGCAGCAAAAATTAAAACCGCCATGCATCCGCGGCCTGCCGGCCTTTAAAAAAGGATGCCCCCAGCGTGTTTGGTCGGAAAGAAATCCGGATGGTTGCCCGGCCTGGGTAGAAACGCGCATGCCGACCAAGGGCGGAACGGAGTTTATCGAGATAGCAGAGTGCCTGGACGCTTATCGCGTCCGCCTGCAATTCGATACCAATCGGCTGTTGGAGGGCAACGCGCAGGCCGTGGAATCGTTCCGCAACGAGGCGTCGAACGCCATCGCGCTTTTGGCTCGGGCAACTGTATCGCTACCGCTGCCGGCGGTTCGCCGCGAAACCATCCAGATCGGTGGTAAATCATGAAAAGAAAAACGATCATCATCATAGCCCTATGTCTTTTGTGCGGCACTGCTGCGCTGGCCTCCAAGATCACCGACTACCTGACGGCCAGTTCTCCGTCCGGCGATGATTATATCATCGGCGTGGATGTATCCGACACCACTCAAGCAGCTTCAGGCACCACCAAAAAATACCGATTGCGCGATCTGCCGGTTTCGGATCCGGCCTCCGCGGCCCTGATGCCAAAGGCTCCAGTATGTCTCGCAGCCGCGCCAGTCGCACCGGAAAACGGCCAGATCGAGTGTGCCAATGGTTCCGGGTGGCAGATCGATGTCAGCCAGGGCACGGACGACTGGCTGGTGCGTTACCGTGTCGCCGACGATACCTGGGTGGGTATCTATGACCTCACCAATGGGCAGTATATCGTTTCCGAAATCGACGAGCAGGCCCTGGCGGCCGCCACCATCGCCAAACTCTCCCGCTACCACCAGACAGCGCACATCGATCCCGATAATCAATACGCCAACTATGACGGGACCATTGTTTTGGACCCGAAGACCGCTGCGGCTTTCACTATCTCGGAAATCTCGGTGTACCTGAATGAAGACCCCGCCCAGGAGCTGACTGTAACGCTTTATCACAAGACGGCGGCCATCGGCTACACGGGCGGAACCACGATAGGCGCCAACGACACGGTGGCCGGAACTTTCACGGCCACGACTTTCGACGATGCCACCATCCCGGCCGGCTCAAAGATCTGGCTGGTGATTGGAGATGATCCGGATGTCACGACCACCGACATGGAAGTTGTTTTGACCGGGGCCTACGACTGATGAAAAAAAGCATATTCGCAATCATCTGTGTCTACCTCGCCTGTTGCTCGGGTGTCCTGGCTGGCAATGTCGTGACCCGTTTTGCATCCACGGCGCCGCCGGCGGTGGTGACGCTGGGACATGATCCGGCGGTGACTCCGACTTCGACAGGGACATCACCAAGTTCTTTCGCCCGTTTTGTGGCGCCGGCCGGAGGGAGTTTTACGGCGAGGTCGATCCGTGCGTATTTCACGCAGTCCGGACGCTCTTGGATCGGCGGGGTCTATGCGGACAGCGCAGGCTCTCCCGCGGCGCGGATCGTGGTTTCGGCCACAGGTACGACGGTGGCCAATGTTTACAACTGTTCGAATCTGGTCAGCCCGGTCAGTATTGTTGCCGAGACGGCTTATTTCGAGGGGTGGTTGGTCGATAGCGGCCTGTCGATAGGTTACGGATATTCTGCCGGGACCAACGCCCGCTGGACAACTGCCGACACTTATTCGGCGCTTTCGGACCCGTTCAACGGTAGCAATACGGGATCGCCGCGAATGCTCGGAACCTATTTGAGTAGCGATTTATGCCCATGAAAATAAAAAGACTTCTCCTGGCGATTGCGGCGACCTTGGCGCTATTTTCTGCGGCCCAGGCCGACACCCTGCTATGGTCGGACAATTTCGACGATGGCAGCGCGGACGGATGGACTCTTTACAATGCAGCCATATCCACCGAGCAAGCCCATTCAGGCAGTTACTCCGTCAAGGCCACTCACACCGGCACCGTTATTGTCGGGATAACTCCGGGCGTCATGAACGCTACGATCACCGAATATATTGTAAAATACAGGTTGATGTATGCCAGTTCATGGCCGACTTCAGGGGGTGGGTTTGACGCGGGCTTAAAATTCTTCCGGCTTGTCGGCCCCGGGCAGGAGATCCAGGTTGAACTTTACCTTGACGGCGGTGGAGGATCTGCCGTCGAACCGCTGAACGGATTTGCCTCGATCTACGGAAACACGGACGATGGCACATGCAGCCGGGGGCCATCGGGGTACGGCTTGGACATGCCTTTCTTGCGCGGCACTTGGCATGACATGGAAATCTGGGTCAAGCTCAACGCTCAGGGCTCGGCAGACGGCTATATTCAGGTTTACGACAACGGGACGCGGGTTATAAACCGGCAGAACATAGTGCTTCGGTGCTCCGGGACTTCCTATTACGACACCTTCAGGCTTCCCAACAACATCGGGGATACTGACTCTGACGCGATCAGCTATACCGATAGCGTTGAAATCTGGCAGGTGGACGGGGAGCCAACCCCTACTCCGACCCCGACCCCTACGCCGACCCCCACGCCGACGCCGACCCCCACGCCGACGCCGACCCCCACGCCGACGCCAGCGGGGACCATTGCGAATGTCGCGCAAAAGGCCGGCGCAGCCCAGGCCCAACAAATAGATATCGCCGCAAGATGGGCGCATTAATTACGCTATAATTAAAGGAGGCCCCCATGAAATATCGCCATGCATTGATCGTCCTGCTGCTTGTCCTTGCCGCGGCCACATCCCGTGCCGATCTGGTTCAATCCGGAACGTCCCCCGGGGGCGGAAAATACATCGCCTACACCTTCGCCGCCAGCGGCACCGGCAACACCATCACGCTGCCCTCCGCATCCCTGATCTCCAACCAGCGCGTGCCTTATGCCGTGGAGTGGATCGACGGCACCGTGCCGATCAAGTACCCAGCCACCGTCACCCTTACCAGCGGCGCCTGGACCATGACCTGGACCCTGACCGCTGCTGACCGCTACCAGTTCTATTTTGACGCGGCGGGCGACAGTACCAGTCCCCCAACGATCTCCGGGCCAGTAACCGTCACCATCAGCGCCTACGGGCAACCCACGGCCAGCCTCGGCGGCGGCAGCGGAACCCTGCGGCTGATTTTCTGGTAACCACTAGGTACGATAGGTACGAGGAGCAAGT